TTCCATATGTTTTTTGATCTGATGAAGAATAATACTTGCCTTTTGATGCAGCATAATCAGTTCTTGCCTGCATTCTTGGACCACCAAATAGTCCTCCTGGTTGAAACAATCCAGGTTTTGATTCACCTATTCCTTTCGCTCTTTCAAAAGCAGCATCACGAGCACCTGCAAATCTAGATTGATATGGAGTATATCCTGTCCCTGCTGCTGGTGTTCTAAAACTTCTTAATTTCTCTGCCTCTGGACGACCTTGTGCTTTTTGGGATTCTACTACAGATTGAGCTGCTTTTGCTTTCACTTCTTTTTCAATATCCGACATTTTAAGAGTTCCATCCCAAGCAGCCTGATATCTTGGATCATCTAGATTATTAATAATTTTAAGGTATTCCGCTCTTGTTTTTTGACGCAAACTTTCTTTACTTGCCCTTGCAGCGTCCATCTTCGCTCTATATGCATCTGCTGCTGCAATTTTCTTTTGCATTTCAGGGGTTAATTTTCCACTACCAATGTCAGTAGCAGAACTAATAGAACTAAAAATTCCTTTTGCTTTTGATGCTGCACCTTTTGCTATCTTATCCCCAGAGACTCCAGGAAGAGAAGGTCTTGATGAAAGCATTTTTGGATCAAATTTAACACCAGGAATTCTAATTCCATTTACAGAGGTATAACTTCTAGTTCCCAGTTTCGCTCTTGCTTTAAGTTGATTTACATATTCACTATCAGTTTTTAAGGGTGGTAGAACGGGTTTATCGGGTGCGTTATTTATTGCATCTCTTCTTCTTGCACTTTCTTTATCATAGGCACCCTTACCATGTATTGCATCATAATTTGCCCTTCTATCGGGTCTTCCCGTCTCCGTAATATATCCACCACCAGCAGCATGAACAGAATCTTTTACAACTTTTGGTTTATTAGTTCCACCACCTGCAGCATTCATTGCTTCTAAAGTTTGGACACCATACTTTTGTACAGCACCCTTAGACATGACAAATTCACCTTCGGTGAGCATAGCGGGAACTTTATCAGTTCCTTTCTTACCAGTCACCATACCACCTAAACCACCAAGAATATCACCCATCTTGCCAGAACCAATTCCAGCACCAAGTAACATTCCCAATGGACCAAATGCAGCACCACCCGCTGCACCTTTAAACATATCAGAAAGACTAGCCAGACCGCCGCCTGCAGCCTTCATCACACCAACATCTGGAGAATCAGGAACCTTTACCTTTTCCTGTTCTTGATCCCCACCCATCATCTTATTAACGCCATAATCTATGGCAGCACCTGCAGCAAGAGTACCAGCAACTGCTAATCCACCTTTAAGTAAAGTTCCACCTATCCCGCGACCTTTTCCACCACCTCCACCACCTAATCCCGTTCTGCCCCCAGCAAACGCCGCAGCAACCTTTAAACTCTTTCCACGAGCAATTGCTATACCAAGTTTAAATAAGACTTTAGTAAGACTAGCAACTCCTCTTACTGCAACTCCAGCAAGTTTCCTTACAACTTTACCAAAACCAGTTCCAAATAATATGTAAGCAGCCATCAAAGTTGGCCACCAATCCTTTAAGAATCTTCCTATGGATTTTATCTTGTCTTTATTATTAGGATCAGTGAACCATCTCAATAATTTTACAAGTGCTCTACCAACAAATATCATCAAGAAATAATTTAAAATATCTTGAAGAATATTTGAAACGGGAGATATTATTGCCTTTGCCGCTTTCTTTACAAGACCAAAACTTTTTTCAAGACCTTCTTCAATACCAGTTCTTCTTCTCTTCTCTTGATTTTTTCTATCTTCTTCTGCAGATTTTTGAGATAGTTTAAATTGTGTTTGTAATACCTTGATTATATTCCCAAGAGAGGAAATTATATCCTGTAAATAATTTGGTCCTGGTTCTTCCTTGGCTGGACCAAGAAGTTTTTGAGAGGTTTCTGGACCAGAAGAAATTGCTTTTACTTTACTTACTCTAGCAACTGAAGTTCCTTTCTTAAAAGAACTTGCAGATACTTTTTTGGGTGTTACTTTAAACCTACCTACTTTACCCTTTATTCTTTTGAACTCTCCTCGCAAAAGTTCGTCTTCTTCAATGGGAATTTTAGATCTTACCATCCTTGCAGCAGCAAGACGTTCCTTTAACAAAGAAACATAGGTATCATAATCTAAATCAAAGACATCTTCAAGTCCAAGTAACCTTAAGATTCTTTCATCAATTTTTTCATTAACAAGATCCTTTCCTCTATTGCCACCAGAAGGTGGAAGCATTGGTAATATCTTAGAGGAATTGACCGCCATTTGCTTGCTGTTTTAGTTTTTCTTCTTCTAAATGGGATCTTAAAAACTCAACATAAACATCTCTTTCCCATGGTATCATGTGTTCAATTTCCCATAATGAATATTTATGGTACTGCATTAAGGAAAAATTTAGACGAAAATAATTTTCAAGATCCATATGGATCATACCTATGCGAAAAAAGACGCTAAACCCTCCAGAACAACTTCGCTCTCAACGTCAGTTTTTGGATTCTTAACCATAATCTTATGAGACAACTTAGGCATAGTCTCAAAGAACTTCTCAATATCTTTGAATTGAGTTGAATTCATTTGATCCAGGAATTCATTCAATTCTTTTTTAGTTACATCAGCAGTCGACCAAACTTCATCTTCAGTAAAAATCTTATCAATACATGAAGCGATCAGTTCAAAAGATTGCTCCATGGCATTATCACTTGAGAAATCAAAATTAGTTTTGATAAACTGATCAAGTGATGGATACTTCATTTCCATCATGATGCTATTATCAACCTTGATTCTATTTGTATGTTCTTCAATCTTCTGAACATGAATATCATCAAGATTAATTTTCACGAGAACATTTGTCTCGCCATCATCTGGGCAAATAATATTGACTTCAACTTCCTCTCCAACCGACTTACCACGAATATTAAGGAACAGATATTCAATATCAAATGTTGGCAGATTCTCTACCTTTACATTCTTAGTAAGAATGCAGTTTTTGATTACGGTTTTAATCGCAGTTGTGATTTGCTTTGTGTCTTCGCTTTCTAAAGCAATCACCAACAGTTTTTCTTCTCTTACCAGAAAAGGTCTATATTGAATTGTTTCTTCTGTAGATGGCAACTCAAGTTCATAAGTTGGCGTACTAATTTTAGGTAATGGCATGATGTCCTATAAGTGTGTTTCAGTGTGACTATTTAGACCCGATTATCTATCAAATAAATCCACCTGTAATAACTTCATTTCTAGTTCTTGGGAGGTTTGTAGTTCTGCCAGAGGTATTTGCTGTCTGCCCAGAAATTCCACCAGTATTCAAAGCATTGGCTCCACCAAGATTTGGATTTAATCCACTTTTATCAACACCAAACTGAGCATTTTGAAATGCTTGAGCCTGAGCAGTATTACCAGCTACCGCTTGATTATTTGATGTACCGTTTGTCGCATCACCAGCAGCTTGAGCTCCAGATCCACTCGGATTAAAAATATATCTCATATAAGTAAAAGAAACAGTACATTTTAACAAACTTGAAGCATCATAAGAAACTGGCATTGATGTTATAGCTATCGGATAACATTTGATAAAATCATATGATATGGTAGCACCATAGTTTCTTTCAAACTTTGTTATATTAATACTTGCTTTATTGTAATCATCAGGATATCTAACTCTATAAAAGAAGTTTGGATCTTTTGAACTTCCCTGATTTGCATCTGCAGTAATAGTTTCATTTACTATAAACTTAATCCACGCCTCAAAAAATCTTATTGGAAGATATTGAACTGCATCAACATAAAAAGTAAAATCTATTCTATCATCATATATTCTTCTATAAACATGCCTCTCAGTAACTCCAGTGTAATCATTATTGATTTCATGAGTTGCTAAACTGGATCCAGGAAGAGAAGCATCAGAACAAGATAAGGTTAGTTTTGTTTGTTGAGGAGATCCTAATGTAGTGATATTACCAAGACCGTTTTCTTGCATAAATGTAGAAAATTGAGATCCCCGAAATGCGCTAACATCAATAGTTACCTCAAAATGAGAAGTTGTTGCGGGCATTAAGAGATTTGCTTTTATTTCGGATAATTTTCTTTTAGTAGGCATCTATAAATACTTTTTGACCCGATATATTATGTATAAGATATGGGAGAAAGTATTAAAAGCAAATACAAACCATCATATCCACAGAAGTATAAAGGTGATCCCAATAATATAATTTGTAGAAGTAGTTGGGAAAGACGCTTCTGCCATTGGTGTGATCTGAATGAAAATATTTTGGAATGGGGTAGTGAGGAATTTTGGATTCCATACTTATCCCCTGTAGATGGGAAAGTGCATCGTTATTTTCCAGACTTTATAATCAAAGTCAAAGAAAGAAGTGGTCAAATAAAAAAGTATGTGATTGAAGTTAAACCAAAAAGACAAACACTTCCACCACAAAAAAAGTCCAGAGTAACTAAATCTTATATTTACGAGTCAAAAACTTATGCAGTCAATCAAGCAAAATGGAAATCTGCAGATGAGTGGTGTAAAGATAGACTACTAGAATTTAAAGTTATCACAGAAGAAGAATTAGGTATTAAGTAATGGCAGAAGGTTTCGGAAAGTATATTAAAGAATCAACTACTGCTAGAATGAAGGATCTTCAAAAAAAGATAGAAGTCAGTGGAACAAAAGATCCCGAAGATTTAATGTTAATGATTATGGAAGTCTTGAGAGAAGAAGTATTAATTCCAGAAGTTGGAAATTTCTATACTTTTATCTACAATCCTAAGACACCCAATATTGAATACGATCAACACCCATTAATTGCTTGCACAGAAATTCAAAGATGGGGATTCAAAGCAATCAATTTCCATTGGAGGCAATCAAGAAATTATACGTGGGAAGAGGTTGCAGGAAAGTTACATGTCATTAAAAAAGAAGAGTTGGATGAAATGCTTGCAATCCCATATGCAAAATTCCGTCTAAATAAATGATAAAGGTCGTATAATATTCTAATGGCAGCAGCGCCTCCTTGTCCAGCGGGTTCAATATGTTCTGGTCAATTTGGAACAAAAGTTGATAATAAAAATTTATACTTTAGCACTGCAACCGCAGTTACCCAGGGCAGTGACAATAAAGTAAATGGAGGTAAAAACACCCTCTATTATTATGATGGGAGCAATTGGAAATCAGCGGCAACAAGCACAAATGGAAAGGATTGGGTTTTTGAAAAAGATTCCAGTGGAAAAAATGTGTTAGGAGCAGCTGCTCAAAAAAGTCTGGCAAGTGGAGATCTTGGAAAAAACGCTGCTGCTAAAACAGGAGATGCACTAGAAAAATCTGGAGTAAAACCAGAGCAAGCTAAGACAGTTACTCCTCCAGGAAAATCAAAAAATGATGGAAAACCTGGCACAGAAGAGTCAAAACCATCAGAGGGAGACGCGGCTGCGGCAGCAGCATCAAAGGATACTAGCAAAACAAGACTGAAATATGATTCAATAATCGTATATCCAGCTAACTTAAAGACTGATTTGCAAGACTGTGTTAAATTTACGATGCTTCAATACACACCATCGGAATTAAAATCACAAGGTTCAAGTGAATCAAAATCCAGAGTGGTTACTGTTTCTAGTGGAAATCCACAAATAGCTTCAAGGAGTCCATTAACAACAATTGTTCTGCCAGTGCCTGGAGGAATATCAGATTCAAATACAGTAGAATGGAGTGCAGATTCTATAAATGAATTCCAACAAGCTTTTGCAGATATTGGATCCACAGCGATAGAAAGTGGTCCAGATGCAGCGGCAGAAACAGCTCAAAATAGAGCATCAAACGCAATAAGTAAAGATGGAGGAAAAGCAGCTGAAAGTGCGTTAGTATCAAAATTTACAGAAGCAGCTACGAAATCACAAAATATACAGCAAAGAAAGTACGGAACTATTGCAAACCCAAACGTTGAATTATTATTCACTGGACCATCACTGAGAACATTCAATTTCAATTTTAAAATGTCTCCAAGAAATAAAGATGATGCTGAAAAAGTTTTAAAAATAATCAGATATTTCAAGCAAGGTATGTCAGCAAAGAGAGATGCATCATCTCTCATTTTAAGATCACCCCATACTTTTGCAATAGCATACATATCTAAAAATGAACAGCACAAGTTCTTAAATAGATTTAAAGAATGTGCATTGACTGCATGTAATGTGAATTACACTCCAGATGGAAATTACATGACATACTACAGGGAAAATGGGGGAAACTCCATGACCGCATATGAGTTGTCACTAACTTTCCAAGAGTTAGAACCTCTATTTGATGACGAATACGGAGAAAAAGACGACAACATAGGATTCTAACATGTCAAACTATTTTAGAAAAATACCAGACTTTGAATATGTAAGCAGACTAAAGGATCAACAGGGGATCTCTGATTACATCAAGGTAAAAAACTTATTTAAAAGAGTAAAGATAAGGGATGAAATATTCCAAGAAATCACATTCTTTACAAAGTATAAAATAGTTGGTGACGATAGACCAGACAACGTTGCATACGATGTCTATAATAATGAAACTTATGATTGGATCATCTTACTGTCGAATAATATTATCAATATTCAAACAGAATGGCCATTGACTCAGAACTCTTTCGATAGATATTTGTTTGATAAGTATAATGACTATAACACTCTTTACAATGGTATTCACCATTATGAAAGTAGGGAGATTAAAAACTCTAAAGGAATTACAGTATTTCCTAGTGGATTAAATGTTCCAGCCAACTATACATTTAGTTACTATGACTGGTGGATTGATTCTCAAACTGATGCGGGAAATATCAGTGTCCCTGTAACTAATTATGAGTATGAAGAAAAGATAGAAAATGATAAGAGAAATATCTATATTTTAAAACCATCTTACACTAACTTAGTAATGAATGATATTATGACTGAGTTAGAATACAAAGAGGGTTCCAGTCAATATGTGACCAGAACCCTCAAGAGAGCAGATAATATTAGACTATATCAGTGATCACTCAGCAAGACGTTGGAAGTATGCGAGAGCATCATCTTCGTCTTCATCTTCCTGTGTAATTTTAGGAAGTGAGGAAACCTTAGAGCGAGCATAGGATTCTTCCAGTTCTTCAGCAACTTTGCTTTCAACGGAAGGGGTTTGTGTGTAGGACTCAAACTCTTCTTCTTGCTCGACAACAGCACGGGAGCGGGCAGGAGATGAACTTGCACCTTTCAGACCCAGAACCATATTCATGCGCCGCTCAAGACCTTCATAAGATTTGAATTGATCTGCAGCAGTGATTGCGGTTAGAGAATACTCTTTCTTCCAGAGGGCTTCCAGAGCATCGTCATCATCCAGTAGTGGTTCAACTGAACCAAACTCAGATTTGTCGTAGTTCCAATACCCATCTTTCTTTACGATTTTGAGTTTGAAGTTAGCACCCTGCCAGAAGTCAAAAGGATTGATAGGAGTTTCATCCTCAAACTCAGGTTGCATTGCTTCCATAACCTTGTCAAAGATCTTCTTGCCATACTTGAACAGGAAGACTTTACCTTCGTTTGCGGGATTAGCAGGATCTTTTACAACGTAGATGTTAGAGTAGTAAGACAGTTTGCGCTTTTGCTTACGAACGATTTCCTTATTTGATTCGGTACCGCTGTTCCACAATTCACGATTGTATTCACCGATAGGATCCTTCTGACCAATTGTGGTCAGACTGTTCTCAATGTACCAACCACCAGGACCTTGGAAAGCATGAGAATACATCTTTGCCCAAGGAAGTTCTTCACCTTCAGGCGCAGGAAGAAAACGGATGACTGCGAACCCATTACCAGTCTTATCCATTTCAGGTTTCCAAAGACGTTCATCAGCGCCTCCAGAAGTTGTGCTCATCTTCTCCACTTCCTTTACCAGTTTGGCAGTGAGAGAACCAAGAGAAGATTGTTTTTTAAGATTTGCGAAAGACATTAGATTACCTCGTATTAGTAGGATTTGGCTTTTGGGTACTTCGTTATTCTACAGGTCGGAACCTGTTTTGTCAATCTGCTGGCGCATGACTTCCAGCATCTTGGACATGTTATTAAAAATAATACTCATGTCTGTTCCTGGGGGAAGACCCATCATTCTAGCAGATTCAATGATTCGTTCCTTCATTTTTTTGGCTTCTGGATCGTCTGATAAACTCATACGAGTATAAAGAACTTTTTGTTTATCCAGAAGACGCTCAAGAAGATCCACATGTTTAATTTTATCTTCTTTACTCATGCGATGAAAGTCAAAAACACTTTTATAAACTTCCTCTTGAAGTTCTGAAATTTCAGTCATCTCAGCGCGGACAACTTCTGAACTAAAGAAACTCATTGATCTCCTAAAATAACTTCTTTTAAAATTTTTCGATAACGAAATACATCTATATGTAGGAAGGGAGAATACTTTTTAATTCTTCTGCTTACGGTTTCCCACACAGGATCTTTTAGTCGCTTATCAAAATCGTTCCCGAACAGGAATATTTTATCATAGATGACTAGTGTTTCCAAGCTAATTTTCCCGCTCAGGAACTTTTTTAATAGTGGAGGATGTCCCTTAGAAGAACTAAAGACTTCCTCAAATTTGTGCTCATCAAATAATTGTTGAGTTTCTTCTTTAAAAATATAGGAAAGAGACTGAACTTTTTTCTGCCAGTTCTTATATCTTCCATCCCCTTCTTTAATCATTTCACCAATCCAAAGTGTTTCTGGATCTGGGCATGATACAAAGTTTGCAACAAAAAATTCTTCTACTTCTTTATCAGTTCGTTGTCTTGAAATTTTTTCAAACCACATTCGATCTTTTCTTTTATAGAAAGACTGAACGCTCGCACGACTCTTACCACAATACTTGTGATAGTCGTAACTGTCTTTGGTGAAGTGATTCTTTAAAGACAGATAACATTTATATGCATCAAAAGGCATCATTAAAAAATTAATTTAGCACGGGAAGTTTTCTTGAGGAAATTAAGTTCCATTGCCTCGTATTTGATTTTTTCTTTCAGAGGTTTGGAAATTAGTTTTGGCACCGACTCTACATCAATGTTATTTTTTTCACAGAAGAAAATAATCGCATCAATGTAACTCATATCGGAATTAGTTTGCACAAGAGATTCAATCTCCTGTGCAAATCTAGATGGACAGAAGAATTTACTTTCTAAAACTTTTTCTAATTCATTCTCCATCTGATCTAAGATTGTGAGATACAAATTCTTTAATATAGCGAACTAATAACTTAATATAATCCCCTTTGTTTCTTTTGTCAAATATTTTGACTTCACCACCAGGAGTTACCATAATGGTGATAAGTTTTACGGGGACAATATCTGTGAGTTCGTAGTATGCAGCAGCATAGAATGTTTCTTGAACAAAATAGTTTTCGATCCATGCTTCAGGTTTAATCTTTTCTGAAGTTTTGAAGTCGATAACTGCTAGTTCTCCTTCATACTCAGCAATACAATCAACTCTACCTGCAAGACCAAAGTATTCTGAGTAAAGCGTTCTTTCAATTGCATGAATATTATTTATCTTATCAAGATAGGGTTTAGCATGAAAGAACATAAACTTTGTCATGGGTTGGTAGTTATTCCAATCCAGTTCTTTATTTTCCAGATAATCCTGACAGACTAAATGAAAGTCAGTCCCTCTCGCAGTTGCTTTTCGGGTAATGCGATTTGCTTCTTCAAGTCCAACACGCTCACGCCATCTCGCAAAGATCTGACGATTATAGAATGAAGTTACAGATGTGATTGACGGCACCCACTCATCATTCGGAAGATGATAGAGACGGATGCCGTTCTGTTCTTTCTTTTCTAATTCAAGATCACCTAAAAAATTACAATGAATAAAACTCATAAACCAACTTCCATTTTCGCAAGGATATATTCTTTCACTAATCCAGAGCGAACAATGTCTTCAACTCCAAATTCAATAATATCAATTGAGGGCATCACACGAAGAATCTTCATAAAATCAATAATCCCATTCTTCTCGTTTGTTTTAATAAGATCAGATTGAGTGGCATCACCACAAAACATAATCTTAC